GGGCCTCGGCTCCTCCTTGTGGCGCAGGTTATAGACCAAAACGCTCTGGTTTGCCATGAGGACGATCAGCCAGATGATCTCATCCAGCGCCATCTCAAAGTTTTCCGATTTCATCAGCTTGGTTCCGAGGTTTTCCAGCCCGCCGTATCGCTTGGCGATCTCCTTGGTGGCTCTGGTCGTCAGCAGCAGCTCGTAGGTTTCCCCGCCGATCTGGATCGCGGCGGCTCTTTCATTCTGTTCCATCATGCAACATCCTCCGTATAATCCGGTTCATAAACCTCGGTGTACCAGCCGCTAATAACAGAAGCCTCCACCGCAGCATCATCTTCGTTAACCTCGGCCTTCCAAGGGTGTTCATTCTTTCCGTCCAGCTTATTGCGGCGCATGACCGTCCCCTCAATGGTGGGGGTGGAAAATTCGATGGAATCTCCCTTGGTCGTGAGATTTGTAGAAGGCACCGCGAATTTCACCCGGTACAGCCAGAAATAGCGGTAAGTGCCGTTTGACTTGCGGGCGCGGAAGCCCACCGCCACCGGTGCGCCGTCGTTCTCGCTGGCGGAGATCAGAACGCCGTTTGCGTCAATCTTGGCCCCGGTAAGCGCCTCGGCGGCGGCCACGCCAATATCGTCCACACCGAGGGAGAGGGTGCCGCTCTTAAACTCCTTGACGATTTCCGCCGCGCCGTCGTCCGCATAGAGCGTGGCCTCGTTCAGCTCAATCGAAAGTTCTGCGGTCATTGCCTTGGCCAGCATGACGGGAGTGCCGTATTCTTCGTCGCCGTTTTCGTCCTCGGTGATCGGGGCGTAAAACAGCTTGTCAAGTCCAATCGTCGCCATGTATTCAATCCTCCATTCCGTAATGTTTCGCCACGTCTATGGCGTAATGATGAAAGCCGGTGTCGTCCTCATGGCCGATATACCGGCGGTCTGTAATTGTAAAATCCGCACCCAGCAGGGCGCGGATCATTGCATTTTTCTGTTTGGTATAGCTGCCCTTGTTGAAATAGGACAACCGGGCCTCCTGCACGTCATAGAGCGGCGCATTATCCGCATGAAGGCCGAAGCTGTCCCCAAGGGGCGTTATCACCAGATATTCGTC